ATGATGAATTGATTAGTATAGTTAGAGAGTGGGATGGGGTGTTACGATCTCGTGTGTTTACAAAGGATGAGCTATCAAAAAGAAGGTTGGCTGTTGCATCAAACATTGAGGCATATTTGACTGAGTCGTGGATTTTGCACATGTTTGGACACGGTTTTAAGAATTACGATTATATAACTCTTGACGAGACACCAAAGGAACAACACCAACGTAGCTGCGGAGTAATGAGATTGATCGAGGGGGGAGCGTTTTGTTTACCTTTCGATTTCAAGGGATTTGACCATCAACCGCAAATTGAGAACGAGGTCCAACCCATCTTGGACATGGTCGTTGGAAGAGTTAGAGAGATAGTTCCCGTAGATCAGCTCCCCGATTATGATAGATTATCATCACGTATGGTCAAAAGCTATGCTAAAGGAGAGTTGATAAACCCGAAAACAATGAGATCAATAATTCAGGAAGGGGGGATACCTTCCGGAGTGAGGACCACATCTTTGATCGGGAATATCTGGAATGCCACTATGACATCCGAGGCTCGTGAACTAACCAGACTGGTCATGGGAGTAGATTTAGTTAAGAAAATAGGCATAAAAGGAGATGATACATATATAATCAGCGATAATCCAATTTGTCTGGTGGTATTTCGTTTGGCTTATGCTGCTATTAATGCCATCGGCAGTGACAGCAAGTTTGGAATATCGCAAAGAGTGTGTGAATTTTTGCGAACTGAGATTAGTATGAATGGTATGCGGGGGTGGACGAACAGAGCTATTCCTTCTATAACTCAAAGAAAACCTTGGAATTCAAAACCTTGGTCTCCTTCGTCTGAGGTTGGAACAGTTGCTGATAACATATATTTATTAGAAAGAAGAGCAAAGAAAAATCTCGATGCTCTACATTTAGCAAATAAGATAAAATGGAGTAAATTCACAAACCAAAGTTATCATTGGTTACATTTACCAGTTAGATTAGGAGGGCTTGGGTTGTATCGTTTTGAGGGGTGGGAACCAAATGGCAGATTACCACCTGTCACAAAACCCCACATTGCGGTACAAAACATTAAAGCCAGTAGGGATTATGTTAAATGGGCAGGATTAAATAAACAACAGAATGAGGCATTCGCCAGCGAAGTACTGAACATGACGATTGCATCAGACGATATCCCTGGCCCACAACGATTTTATTCTAAGGACTTCATAAACCAACTGAGGCTAAACAAATACGTCTGGCAAAAACAGACAACAACCATCACCGTCTTTGATCCGCTGATTGATTGTCCACCAAAATCAGAGACAGTTTATTGGCCTAAGAAAGCTAAAACAAATGACAAAGCTATAGTTGATGGAATGCCGAGATTTGCTCAGTTTGTTAGGGAACATCAAATGCTAAAGAATGCTGAAAAGCGGATAGGAATACGAGTTGAGCCATTATCTGAGTTAGCCACTAGGTGGTATCCTCAGGTCTGGATGGAGGTTGAGGTTTTGGAGAGGAACGGATGGCACAGAACTGATGCTATTAACATCGTATTGGGAGAAGTACCTGTAGAACCGACAAAGATCCTGCACCCCTTGTTAACAACATTTGTGCAGGAGTCCGTCCGACGAAACAACTATAAGAATTGGAAAGGACGAAGGCAGATAGCTCTGAATCTATATTCTATAACAATACGAACAGTTGAGCACATAATGTCAACTGGAGGTTCACAGTTGTATGCATATTAAGACCAACGATCTCTTCAAGATCATTGGCACCATACTGGATTTTTGATTTAACAAC